TTAGAATATGTTTTTAAGTGTATTTTCGTATAAGATTCTTGATTCTTCCTGTAGGTGTGGAGTGACATGGGCATAAATCCTTTCGGTCATTTCCATCGATTGATGTCCTAATCTTTCCTGGATAACTTTCATCGGGACATTAGCTTCTAATAAAAGTGTTGCATGAGTATGTCTCAGTTTGTGAACGGATATTTGTTGACCAAGAATTTTTTTGCTGCAATAGATCATCGTATTATGTATTGATGACCTTGATATAGGTTTGCCGAATTCATTAACGAATAAGAAGCTATATTCATTTGAATACTCGCTGCCAATAATTATCTTGTTTGTTTCATGTAGTTTCGTTAAGTTTAACATTTCATCGTATAATTCACGAGTAATATAAACTTTACGATGGTGTTTAGTTTTAGTGTTTCCTAATATGTCGCGTTTCTGATCATATGATGAATCAACAGTTATATATAAGTTATTTATATCGAAATTAGATAACTTCAATGCACAGGCTTCGCCGACACGTAAGCCGGTCTCGATAATTAGCCTGAATAAATAATAATGATAAATATTACGTCTTTTGACATCGGTAAGGAATGGTTTTATCAAGTCTTTTGGAATGTACTCAGCTTTTTTTACTTTGTCAGTGATTCTGAATTCAATGTATTCAGCAGGATTAACTGATATTAATCCATCAAACTTAGCACGCTCCATCGCTCTAAACATTAATGAGTTTGTTTTTTTGATGGTCGAGATACTATAGTTATACTCGAAAAGTTTGTTTATTACTTTCTGTTGCATAGTAGGGGTTACTTTATCAATTCGAATATTTTCATCATGCAGCTTAACTTCTTCTATCAATTTCTTATTTTCATAGATTCGAATACTGAACAATCGCTTAGCACTCCATTTGTCGATATCTATTGATGCCTGGGATACTTTTCCGACCCTATAAGTTTCTATATATTCATCTATGAAAGATTTAAGAGTAGGGATGTCAGTTTTACACTTATTAAGCTCAACATCACGTTCTAAGTCTCGTGCTAACTTCTTAGCATCTCTTTCCTTCTTTACATTTTTCGAGATAGTCCTACGTTTACCATTCTCATCATAATAGTATACTCGCACACGATAGCCAGTACTAATCTTTTGAATAGAAGCCATATCATCATATCCTTTCTAATCCAATTAATTTATGTGTCTTAGATCTGTTGATTAATAACTCTACACGTTTTGTCGCATGTTCCTGTGATACTTTAAAATAATCCATGATTGCTTCAACCGTAAATAAGTTATATTCAACGATTAATCGTTCAGGCATCATGAAGAGTAGGGCGAATTTATCTGCTTCCGTTTCCTGCATGTAGTTATACGATGGATGCATTTGTTTCGAAACTCCTACGTGCATAAAATAATGGCCAAGTTCATGAGCAAATCTGAACCACATATCTTGCGGCGTTCCGAATTTAATGAATATAACATCACATCCGTCTAACTTCATATAGCAGCTCATTTCGTGATTATATGCAATATGAAGATTATAAATGTGAGCGAGAGCTTCAATGCTAAGATCCTCAACTCTCTCGATAATATACGCTGTAATATCATTCACAAGTTCTTCAATTCTCATGTTATCTCCCCTAAGTCTAGAATGTATGTTTGATTTTTATTAAAAATAAGAACGTATGTTCTATTTATCGTTTTAAAAATAGCCGACCAGTAGGGTACTAGTGGTCAGCTAGCGTTAATTAATTTATTTCACAGGCATATCCATCTCCATCTCTATCCATTTTAGTGGTATAAGCTGGATGGGTAGAAGGTACTCCTCCTGGATAAACTTTTCTTAATTCAGTACAATTTGCAAAGCTTTCTCCTGCATTAGAAGGTTGTTGTTGTACAAAATTCGATGTTTGGTTGTTTCCAGCAGGTTTAGTGTTCTGCTGATTGTTATTAGTTGAGTTTTGACTAGAGTTATTATCGCTTTCAAAAGCACTATCTAAAGACCAGATGCCAAGTTTTTCTGCTTTAGCCTGAGCTTCAGCATTTTTAAGAGTATCTAAATATCTTGTGTTAGGAGGATAGACATAGTTAACACTTGCTAATCCTTCTCTAACAAGTATTTCATTGATCATTTGTCCGTCTGCATATACGTAAGCTAAATCTCTGTTATACTTATCGGTTTTTTCTCCCACATCGTATTCTACTTCAATTTTAGATGCATTAGTCAATAATTCTTCAGTCCTAGCAGAAGCTTCTGGACCAAAAGGTTGAACGCCAGTTCTTGGATGTTTGGTTTCAGGAGTGTCGATTAGTAAGTATCTAACTTTTTTGTCTTGTCCATCTATGTTTAATACACTTGTGTCACCATCTATATGTCTAGTGAATTCTGCTGGGAAACGTGCAACAGTTCCTATTTTACTTTTATCTATCGAAGCTTTATCCGGTTTCTCAGTAGTCGGTTTCTCGGTAGTCGGTTTCTCGGTAGTCGGCTTTTCGGTAGTCGGCTTTTCAGTTGTCACTTCTTCTGTGGTTACATCTTCTTTTTCACTAGTTTTTTTAACGGCAGGGGTAGCGACAAGTGTTTGTTTAGCATTATCTTTATCATTACTATCACTTTTTGGGTTAGTGGATTCATCTGCTTCGCTAACCGACATCGCTAAGAAAAATAATGCTAAGGACATAAAGAACGGAAGGGCTATATTCTTGTTTTTGCTTTTGTTTTTTAAATTTTTCGCTCCTCTAAAACTATAATATAAAATACCTGCAAAACTAACTATTCCTAGCAAGGGAATCAATATTCCACTTACTGCACTTGGCAATACTGTTAAAGTAAAAAATAGTAGTGTTAATATAATTAGCGATGATAAGATCATCTTCCATGGTGTCCCACTTCTGAATCCTACTATCTTTTTATACCATGGTCTTTCTAACTCATTAAATTTAATATTTAATTGTTTAAGATAATCCTCAAATATTTCATTGTTTTGATTTACCCTTATAACGTCTCCATTATCAAATCTATAAACTTTACTCATTAGAAATTTATCTAAATCTGCTGAAACTACATTAGATAAATCAAATGTCTTTAGAATTTTGTGATTTGTAATTTTTTCTTCCTTACCCTTAACACCATCTGATGTTGATGCTTTTTTTACTGTTTCTATCTCTATAAGATTAAATGTGGGGGAACCTTTTTTTATTGCTGCATAATTAGTAGAAGTAAAATTGTTTAAATCTGCTTCGATTAGATGATCAAATACTTCTCCGTTATCAAATAGATATTTCTCTATAACAAATTTTTCCAACTATATCCCATCCTTAAATTTATTTTAAATCTTTGATAGTTACATCTTCTCCCCATGTATCTGTATCGTCATTGTTGTGTGGCTGTTCAATAAGTACATCAATTGAACTAGGTTTTTCATCTTGGTACTCTAAAGGTACTATCCCAAAACCTTTAGATTTAACATTTGGATTGTAATCTTTTATTAACTTATTACCTTGAGTAAATACTCCACCTTCAGGACGTAGTTGTTCACCAGTATTAGTAGTAAATTCAATACCTCCAAGAAACTCGATATGTTTTTCTGTATTGTTTCGCATTTCTCCAAAGTAACCTAAACCTAATGTATTATCTTCTGTGTTTTGAACTAATGCGAAGGCTAGATTATTAACAAAACCATCATTGTCGATATTATTAAAACCATCTTTATCTGAAGAGGTATTTTTGAATACTTTGACTATTTTATAAGATGCGCCGCTTTCAGTATCGTTTAGCACCACATCTTTCATCGTAATAAACTCAATAGGATCAGTCACAACAGTTGGTCCAGCTTGTCCTATTGCTTTTTCTTCTGTTTTGACATCATCGTTCTCCGCATTATTACTATCTTTTGACCCGCAACCGGTTAACATTAAACTACATGCCAACGAACCAATAATTAATTTTTTCAATTTATCCATCCCCCTTATATTTAATTATTTATTTTTCTTCGCTTTTGCGATCAAAAATTCAGCTTGCTCTATCAATGATTGTTCTATTCTTTTTTGTTCTTCTTCGCTTAAATCAGAAAAACCTTCTAGATGATTAAATACGAGAGTTTCTGGTTTTTTTGAACTAACATCGCTGTCTTTTTCTAAATATCCTGCAGCTGTTAATAATTCTGTCGTTCCAACACGATATACAGGCGCTAATTTTTTAAGAATTTGTGCAGTAGGTATATTTCTTTTACCGTTTTCAATTTGAGATAGGTAAGCATTAGATATACCTGTTTTCATTTCTACTTGTCTTATTGTGTAGCCTTGTTCTAATCTTAATTTTTTTAGATATTGTCCGAATTTTTTTGCTTCCATTTGTTATCACCTGCTTACATTATAAAACATTAATAAAACTATTGATAAAAAAATATAAATAAAATATATAATAATGCTTGCAATAGTTAACTTTTAGTTGTATATTGATAACAACAGCAAGATTACAAAAGTTATCAAAGGAGGTGCTAATGATGAAAATCAAACCAAAAGAAGAACTATTTGCTGTTATGTTATCTAAAGGATTAACACAACAAGATTTGTCTAAAAAGACAGGTTTAACTTATGTAACTATTAATAAAGCATTTAACAATAAAGGTATTTCTGCAAAAACTGCAAAAGAAATCTGCAATGCTATGGATGTAAATTTTGAAGATATTTTTTTTATATCAAATGATAACAATTGTTATCAAATGAATGACCGACTGAGCGACCAAACTCAGTCAGCCTTATAAACCATCAATTACACGACCAAATGTAATTGTACGGTGTGACCAACACCGTAACTAAAGTATAGACCAAAAGCATGTAAACATTAAAGGACAAAAAGTTTTCGAGATGAAAACCAGAGGAGGAGATTTTTATGAATGAATACACTACTAAAGAACTAGTTGAAGAATTATTAAAAAGAAAGGGTGTCGAAGAAGTTTTTGCAGAAGTCGAAGATCGTTATGACATAAAAATTGGTGATAGTAGATCATCAGTAACAACCTTCGGACTCGGACCTGCAAGAATATTGATAATTATTGATTAAACATTATAAGGAGGAACAAAAATGAATGATCGTATTAAAGAATTAGCTCAGGAGATTTCAAAGATTTTAAAAGAAGAAAAACATCCGTACGTGAAAGTTGAAATTGATTCTGACGGAATCAAGGTGCTAGAAACGATGGAATTCGTTCCGTCAGAAATCAAAAAAGTTCAAGAGAGTGAAAATAATCCATTTATTGAAACGATAAAAGAATTGTTAGAAGCATGCGTAGCTTCAAAAGATCCTGCACTTATAGAAGCTACGGCAAAGTTAATTGATGCTAGTGCTACTCATGACTTTATCTAAAGCTAGTAACACGTCCGCCAGGTTCTGAAATTTCGATTGATACGATTTGTGACTTAAGTAAATGAACTGTATGGGTTGAAGTTTCAAATGATAATAAGTTTTCAGATTCTGAAAGGAAATGTTTAATTTTATATTCAATTTTTTCAACAGATGTAACTATCTTTACAGAATTACTTTCATTAAGAGCACTAATGATTATATCGTTAAGCATTTTATCACCACCTTTCTATATCAAATATATAGAAATATTCATCAAATGTTAACGGAACACAAGTTCCTAAAAGGAGAAAACAATTATGAAAACAAGTTTACAGAGACATAGACAAAGAACTCGTAGAACTCAATCACAAGTTGCAGACATGTTACTTACTACTAAACCAAATATCTGCAATATCGAGAAGGGACGTCGCAATATTTCATCTGAAATTTTGATGACGAGTTACGAAAGAAGTGATGATCCAATTCTAATCAAAGAAATGTCATACGAATTCTCGAATGGATACACGACACCTGCACCATCAGAAGTTGTATTTGATGACCACCGTATATGTATAAAAGAGAGGATGCTTAATGAAATACGAGAAGTAATTGATGTTCTCAATCTCTATCGTATTGATAAACGCCCTGAATATTGCAGTCAAGAAGAAATCGAGCATGTAAGGCGTATCGCTAGTGAAACGCAAGATGTGATTTTTGAAGCACAGGCGCTAATCGACAAAATTATTATAGATTACCAATTGAATCCACAAGAGTTATCTAAATCAAGAAATCAGCGTTACAAAATGGAACGCAGAATCTGAAGGGAATGATTCCATGTTTGCACCAGAAGTTATTAACAATTTAACAGATGTAATCGCAGAACAGCTTGAGGACAAACTGACAAAGAAATATCATCCAACAGTTTCGAGGGAAGAAGCTATGGATCTTATAGGTTGTAGCGCTGCAGTATTCAATGAAATAAGAAAACGAGATGATTTTCAGTTCGTTCATATTGAAGGAATCTCGTCACGTTACAGCACAGCAAACTTAATCGAATGGATTAACGGAAGGAGGAAGTGACATGAAGTATTTAGCGAAGTTATCTTATACATCACTTTATCTGCTTTGTACATTTTTCGCATGCTTAGTGGTGTTATTCCTAGCGCTAGGGTTTCAAATGCAACCAGCACCAAGACTAGGATTAACGATCATCATTCAACTTTCATCATTCTTTTTGCTTTCGACTTATAAAGATTTAAAGGAGGTGAGATAGATGAGGAAATTACAAGCATTAAAAATAGCCCTCTTAATCGTCATCTTGGCGGAAGAGATTAAGAAGGTTAGTGAAAAGAGAAAATTACCTTTAGGACATTTCTCGCTTGATACTACTGCTGTCCAATTGATGATTAATGACTATTTGAATGAATTAAATTCCATCAAATAATCTTGTGAAACTATATTCGCCAACAGCTGATGTATACATTTCTTCCCATGTATTAAACGATGAATGATTTTTAACGAAATCATCAAATTTACTGTCATCAAAATCTTCAAACTTAACATCAGGGGAAGGTTCGAATTCATCAACAAATGATTGGAAAGATTGGTGATTAGTATGTTCTTTCATGAATGAATGATTAAATAGTTCATCGAAAGATACATTGTTTTCACCTTCTAATTCCTTAGCATTTTGTTCCATTTTTTTAAAGGAAGCTTTTAACTCGCTTAAACCATCGATATTTATTTTACTTTTCATATTTTTCACCACCTTTCTTAATTAGATTAAGAAAATTATACAGTAAAAAGTTACAAATTATAACAAAGAGCTGGTATCTAAGGAGATTTTTATATGAATTACTATTCAACAATTCCAGGCACGTTTATTAAGAAACCAATCAGAAAGGATGAAGTAAATGAACACTTTAATCAAGATCGAGAATAATTCAGAACTAGGCCCAGTAGTTAGCAGTAGGATAGTTACGGAAGAGTTAGGTAGAAGACATTCACATGTAATTAGAGATTTAGAGAAAATTCTACTCGACCCAAATGTGGGCTCAGTGATTTTTGAATCTAAATACAAAGATGTAACAGGTAGAACATTAAAAGAGTATTTATTAACTAAAGACGGATTCATCTTATACATGTTCAACATCCAGGGACACAATGACTTCAAAATGGCGTATATCAATAGATTCAACGAAATGGAGAAAGCATTACAAAACAGATTGCCTGGAACATACAAAGAAGCATTATTGCAGTTAGTTGAACAAGTGGAAGAGAACGAGAAATTACATTTAGAGAACACGATGCAGAAACAACAGATTGGAGAGTTAAAACCGAAAGCGAACTATGTAGACATGATTCTTAAAAGTAAGAGCTTAGTTACTATCGGTCAGATCGCAAAAGATTATGGTATGTCAGCTCAGGAGATGAATAAGCTGCTACAACGATTCAGAATTCAGTATAAGCAATCAGGTCAATGGTTACTTTACTCAAATCATCACGCTAAAGGCTACACGCATTCAGAAACAACCCAGATTACGCATAAAGATGGAAGTGTTTCAGTGAGAATGCATACGAAATGGACACAGAAAGGTCGTTTATTCCTTTACGAATTCTTGAAACGCAGAGATATCATTCCTGTGATTGAATTTGAAAGCGAGGAAACTGCATGAAGTTACCTTACTGTAGGCAGGTAGAATTCGTTAAAGTTGGAAGAGCATTTTTCACGCTTGATGAGTACTACAGATTGATAAAAGAACATGGACCGCATTGCGATATTGAGTGGGAGTTAGAAAGCGACTGCGGAGTTGCTTATTTTACAGAAGTAGTCACTGTAGGAGGTGATAGAAATGCAGGATAACTTATCAGAGCTTGAGTACTTGGAAAGATTGTATTGTAGCGAAGAAGAGGATGAAGATAATTTGAATTGGAACTTAAATCATCAAGAAGATGTTTATCGTGATCGAGAATTTAACACATAAAAAAGCGCATATCAAGGATACGCGCATCAGATAACAACTCTAACTCATTATATCACATAAAAATGAAGGAGGAAATAACATGGCAGAGGTTTTAAACACAAAGGACATGACTCATGAAGAATGGCTGAAAGCTAGACAGGCAGGTGTCGGTGGAAGTGATGCCGGAACTATTCTTGGAGTGAATAAGTGGAAATCTAAAACGCAACTATTCTTCGAGAAGGTAAATCCAGAATTAAAGCAACAAGTTGACAACGAGTTTATATATTGGGGGAACGCCCTTGAAGATGTTGTAGCTAAAGAATTTGAAACAAGGACAGGTAAGAAAGTCAGAAAAAACAACAAAATGTTAAGACATCCTGAACATGAATTTATGTTAGCAAACTTAGACAGAGTAATAGTAGGAGAAAAGGCATTGCTCGAATGTAAGACCACTTCGCAATACAATATCGATCAATGGAAGGATGACGAGATACCAGCATCGTATCTTTGCCAGATTCAGCACTACATGGCAGTTACAGGATATGAAAAAGCATATATCGCAGTTTTATGTGGTGGTAATCAGTTCATTTGGAAGGAAGTGCCACGTGACGATGAATTGATTGAAATTATCATCAATGCTGAAAAAGACTTCTGGTATAACAACGTTCTTGCAGGCGTTATTCCTGAAATAGATGGAAGTGATGCAACTAAAGATTTCTTGAATCATATGTATAAAGATATTGATGAAACCGAAGTTCAGTTAAGTGATGATGTCGAAACATTATTAACTGCATTAGAACAAGTTAAGCAAGAAGAAAAGGAACTTAAAGAACTTAAAACGCAGTATGAAAACAAAATAAAGCACATATTAGGCAACAACTTAGCAGGTAAAACAAGTGGATATCAGATTACTTGGAAACCACAAGTAAGAAAGACTTTGGATACTAAGAAGATTCGAGAAATTTATGGAGAACAATTAGACCCTTATTACAAAGAAACAGAAACTAGAGTATTAAAAATCAAACAAATTAAAGGAGCGTAATAATTATGGCAACTACTGAATCATTAAAACAACAGGTACAAACTACACAACAAAATCAAGTGGCAAATCAACCGAAACCTCAGACGATTGAGGATTACATGAAGAAGATGGCACCGGCAATGGCACAAGCTTTACCAAAGCATATGGATATTGATCGTTTAACACGATTAGCAATGACAACAATCAGAACAACTCCTGCATTAAAAGATGCAGATGTAGGAAGTTTACTTGGAGCAGTGATGCAAGCAGCACAACTTGGATTAGAGCCTGGATTGATGGGTCATTGCTACTTACTACCTTTCAATAATAAAAATAAAGGCATTAAAGAAGTTCAGTTCATTATCGGATATAAAGGCATGATTGATCTAGCACGAAGAAGCGGTCATATCAAATCAATCTATGCACATGCAGTATATAGTAACGATGAATTTGATTATGAACTAGGATTAGAAAGCAAGTTAGTTCACAAACCGACTATGAATGCAGACAAAGGTGAATTTGTTGGAGCATATGCAGTTGCACATTTTAAAGATGGAGGGTATCAGTTTGAGTTTATGAGTAAAGCAGATATTGAAAAGCGTAAAGGTAGAAGTAAAGCTGCAAACTCTAAATTCAGTCCTTGGACATCAGATTATGAAGAGATGGCCAAGAAAACTGTTGTTCGTCATATGTGGAAGTACTTGCCGATTAGCGTTGAAGTGCAGCAACAAGTTGCTTATGACGAAGGTACAGGTAAGGATATCAGCAAGATTAAAGACGTCACACCTGATGACACGATGCTTGAAGCACCAGCCTATGAATTGCTGGATATCACAGATGAAAATACGGAGGGGTAAGACCCTCCATTCTTTTAGAAAGGAGTAAGTTATGGCTAAGACAAAAAGGTACTTTTGGTTGAAACTGAAAGAAGACTTTTTCAATCAAAAAGAAATTAAACTGCTGAGAAAGATTGCTGGGGGAGATACCTACACAATCATATATCTTAAGTTATTATTACTCAGCTTAAAAAATGACGGAAAAATTTACTTTGACGGTTTGACAGATGAATTTTCTGAAGAAGTCGCTTTAGAGATCGATGAATCAGTTGAGAATGTACAGGTAACTATGCAGTTCTTACAAAAGAAAGGCTTAATCGCTTTTGATACAGAACATCAAGATGAATTCGAACTTACTAATATAGCTTCAATGATAGGTAGTGAGACAGAAGAAGCTCGTAGAAAAAGGAAGCAAAGACAACGACAAAGTAACAAAATAGGACAAAGTCGGGACAATGTCCCATCTCTGTCACACTTAGGTCACACAGAGATAGAGAAAGAGAAAGAGATAGATTTAGAGAAAGAGAAGACAGAGAGAGAAACAACTCGTCCTTCGTCATTCGATACCTTCGAAAATGGTGGTTATGGCTACCTCGATCCAATTACGATGCAGAAGTTATTTGCTTGGATAGATGATTTCGGAGATGAAGGTGACTCTATCGTCAGCAAAGCATTAGATGTAGGTATTGAAGCAGGTATTAAAAACTATAAATATGTGAATGGCATATTAAGAAACTGGCATAACAAGGGGTTTAAGACAATAGCTGAAATAGATGCTAATGAAATTGCTAGACAGACTAAAGATAACAACCAAGTTAAACCTAATGTGCAGACGACAAAACGCTCACCTGAAGAAATCGCAAGGCTTAAGGAACGTAACGAAAGAAACATGAGACAGATGTTAGGCGGTGAAGATGTTGAAATCATTACTGAATAGTGAACTTATGAAAGCAGTAGCAAATCGAGGTATTCCAGAAATCGAAGAGGAAACATGTGATAAATGCGGTACAAAGAACACATATAAAGTAAATGATGATGGAACACGTGAGCTAGTAATCAAATGTGACTGTCACCTTAGAGAGTTAGTAAGAGCAGATAAGAAACGAATGCAGCAAAGAATGATTAACTATTACTTCAATCAATCGTTGATTAATCCGGATCTGAAAAAGGCGTCATTCAAAAATAATGATATCGATCTCGAAAAAGCAAGTCCTGAGATATATAACGCTTATAAAGTAGCATCTAACTTCTGTAAAGAGTTCAGTAAACAAAACCCTAAAACCATCGTTATACAGGGTGATACAGGAACAGGAAAGTCATTCCTAGCATTTTCAATAGCAAGATACTTGAAAGACAAAGGTAATACAGTGCTTTTCATCGATAATGTTGAACTTTTATCACTCATCAAAGCATCGTTTAACAAAAAGAATGATGATACAGAAGAAAAAATCATGCGATTAGTTAGTGAAGTTGATTTATTAGTCCTGGATGATGTAGGGGCAAACAAGCAAACAGACTGGGCATGTGAGAAGTTGTATGAGATCACGAATAAGCGACAAGGCTTGAATACAATCTATACAACGAACTTAGACATCATTAATGAAATGCCATCAGATTTTATGCTGAAACGTGCTTATTCAAGAATATGCAATGGTGCAACGTTTTTAACATTAGATGGTGCAGACAGAAGAATGCAATAAACATACAAAAGGAGAAGTGAAACGAATGGAACTCAAGGAAATGAAAGAACTTGTGAAAAAAGAAGGTAATTTTAGAAGTCAGATTTATAAAGGTATCAGATATGAAATTGTTAGACATGAATCATTCGGGCATTTATGCGGCTACCTGCACTACAATCCAAAAAATGATGAAGAAAGAGATATTATAGATAATGTTTTTCATAGAGGGATCACTTATGAGAATGATGGTGTCATCGGATTTGATTGCGCGCATGCTATTGATTTATCTCCTATGAAAATTGAAATGGATGAAAAGTTTGGTTTAGTTACACCAACATTTCTAAACCCTAAATATAGAACGATACAGTATGTTGAAGATATTCTTAAAAGAACAATCGACAAGCTAGTTGATAGAAAAAGCGAAAAGCAAGATTATAAATGGGATTTTGAGCAGTTAGAACAAATTAAAGATCAACAAAAAGAACAATCGAAAGAACAAGCAATTGAGGAATACGCAAAGCTACTTCATGATGAAAACTTCGTAGTTGTATCGAACGAAAGAATGCAGGAGTTGAAAATGAAAGAACGTGTGCTAAGTAAAATAGCTGGTCGCATGGTTTCTGCATTAGAAAATGTTACGGAGGTGATCAAGCATGACTAAAGAACAAATAATGAGACGCCTTAACTGTACAGAAATATATGCGCAACGAATGATTGACTGGGCAACAAATGAATTAGAGTTACGTGTTCTAGTAGCGCAAAAGGACCACGAGTTACAAACTCGAAAGGGGATTGAGGAATATGGATCAACAGAAACTGCGACAGCTTAAGACTAAAGTTAAGGAATTAAAAGTACAGGTCGTTATTGCTAGGCATAACGTGAGGGCATCAAAGGAAGATGTCGACAGAGTACAGTTTCTTGATTTTGCAGATTCAATGATTAAACAAATTAATGAAATGATGGAGGAAATGAAATGATTAATAGAGTAGTACTTACGGGTCGATTAACTAAGGATCCTGAATTCAGAGTAACAACATCAGGTGTTTCAGTCGCAACATTCACATTAGCAGTAAATCGCATGTTTACGAATGACCAGGGAGAAAAACAAGCAGATTTTATTAACTGTGTGACTTTCCGTAAACAAGCAGAAAATGTTAACAACTTCTTAAGCAAAGGCAGTCTAGTCGGTATCGATGGCAGATTACAGTCACGTAGCTATGATAACCAACAAGGACAGCGTGTATTCGTTACAGAAGTGATTTGTGATAGCGTTCAGTTCCTAGAACCAAAGAATAGCCAAAATCAACAAAATAACAGTGTACAACAAGCGAATCATACTCAGACGAATAACAATAACCAAAATAACCAAAACGTCAACAGAGGGCAAAATAACGCAAATAACGGATACTCGCAACAACATGAAAATCCATTTGCTAATTCAACTGGACCGATTGATGTCAGTGATGATTCTTTGCCCTTCTAATTTAACGTATTAAAGGAGTGATTCAAATGTCAAAATCAGAAGTCTATTACTTGAATTCAGATGTTGCAAAGTACTTTGATCAGCACTTTAAAGAAGCGGGATTCTATTCAGAAAAATATGCAATCCAGGAATATCTATCGACAAAAGGTATCAAAGGATATGTCACTCTCATGACCAGAGAAAAAGGTGGCATAAAAATAAAGATGTGCATCGATAGAGATGATAAGACCAGCAACAAGTTTAATGTTAATCAACTCAATCACAATATAAACCATGAATTATATGACCAAGGAGTGAACTTATGAGTTTACTAAATAGATTCAAACTTTATGACCAGAAGAAAGAATGGACAGTTACAGTAATTCCATTAAGAGGACGTGATGGTTACAGACTTATTGGAATAGGAATTTTGAAACATGTACAAAAAGAAGTTACATCAGATGAACTTCAAGAATTCATAAACTTGCATAAACTTATGCGTGAAGAAGAGTTAGGGCAAGTAGAAATTTGGGATTTGATATGAAGGTAAAGAAAATTAAAAGTGATTTATTCGTATACGAGGTCGGCATCGATGATGTCGCTCGTATCGAATTAACAGATCATGGTTCAGATAAAACAATTATTTATAAAGTCGTGAAAGAAACAAAAGAAGAAAAATACGCAGGTATGACAATACCGCATGAAGTTGAATATGAGTAAGGGGAGATGCTTATGAAAGCTACACCAATGGGCCAGTACTGGATAGATAACAAACACCGTTCAAAGGTTAGTTACAACGCTTATAGAGAGCGAGTAGTCAAAAGAGGTATGACGTTTGAAGAAGCGATAACAAGTCCTAAAGAAAGATTTAACAATACTTCTGATGAATACAAGAAGTGGAGCGATATAGCAGTTGAGAATGGCATCAACAAGAATATATTCTGGCATCGTCATTTCACTTTCAAATGGTCGCTAAAAAAAGCAGCAACCACACCGATACGAAAGAGAAGAACGGCGGATAGCGGTAGACAGACTGTTATTCGAATGATTGAAGCAGGTGCGCCTATTCCAAAGAAATACATTGAGCGTTATCCGGATCTATTTAACGCTAGGACAGGAGCCTGATTATGCAGTATGGAAATGTGAATATTGGTGCAAAAGTCAGATGGATTAGAAAACATAAAAGAATGTCACAACGTGAATTTGCTGAATCTATAGGAATATCTAAGAGTTATCTCGGCGATATCGAACTTAATAGAAAACGACACTTTACAGATACATTGAACAGTTTGTGTAAGAAATTAAATATGACAATCGATGAACTGATAAACATCGATGAGAATGGAGAGATTTAATTATGGCAAAGACATTAAAAGGTTTAGTAATAACAGAGGTTGATCAAATCATTCATGAAACGAAATCGCTGAAAGAAGCAGCAACTAAAATTGGTGTGGCATATCAAACGTTACTGCAATTTAGAAGTGAGAATATGAAAGAATTCAAAAAGTTAAAGGCAGAAAGAGAGCAGGGACTTATTGTTGATGAAGTGCCAGTGGTCAAGACAAAGCCAGTAGAAAAGAATAAAGGTGCGAGCAATATTCCTTTAAGTGATTTTATTGATAAAGCAGAACATCAGAAGATTGTCGATGACTTGCAAGTGAGCTTGTCGTTAGTCACTGATGATAGAGATAAGCACAAAGAAGAAGTCACTAAATTGAATGCAGAACGTAATGACTTTATGAATAGAATTAAGGAACTTGAAGCAACCATTACGAAAAAAGATGAAGAACTACAGTTAAAAGATTTAAATATCAAAGCTAAAGAACGTGACATTAAATCATTAAAACATTCTTATGATCGTATAGACAAAAAGAGTGCAGACGCATTAAAGATGAACGACAGATTCTTAACATCGAAGTACGAGAAAGAACTGAATCAACACAAACGAACGATTGAAGTATCAGCTGAAGCGAACAAGAATTTGAAAGAATCGTTACAACGAGCGAATGAAGTGATTAAAGAGCACCAGGATAAAGAAACAGAGTTAGTTACAAGCTATGAAAAGAAATTAGAAGAGAAACAAAATACTATTCAAAAGCTAGAAACTGATTTTGTAACATTGGAAAAATCATATGAAGCATTGATGTCGAAAGATGATAATGTTTCAAATGCGAAATGGGAAAAAGGTCCTCGTTTAACTTTCAATATTGATAGAAATAAATTAATCCAATCTCAATTATTAAGCGAGATTGAAAATAAAAAACTGGCTATACAAAATATCAATCCACCATCACATTATGCTCCAAATGGATTAGGTACAGATGTCATCGGATTCCTAGAATCTCAATTTAGCTATGAAGCGTATAAAGGTTTCATGATTGGTAACATCATCAAATATGCGACAAGAACAGGTCGTAAGGATGAAGAAATCAATGAACTTAAGAAGATTGTGGATTACGCAGACAGAATAATCAGCTTCTTAGAACGTGATAACAAAGTCGCTGATGCGAGATGATTAAGTTCTTAAGTTATAGCAAGTGGAGACAACTCTTCAATCATTACATGCGAAATAATTGGGAGACTGATAGTACTGATAATCATTACGGTACTATCTACTTCTCAGTTGATGCAGACGAAGAAAAGGGAGATACCTATGTCGCATTAGATGTTGGATCAGAAGTATATGTTGAGGAATTCGATTCAATGAACGACATGGAACGCTTTTACGAAAATAAAGCTGATTACGTACCTGGGTTGCAGGTAACGATATTTGATTACTGAAAGATGGAATAGAAGGATTATTAGGAGGATGCAATATGTATATCGTACATTTTATGAAATATGAAAATGATGTTTTGGTTGACGCATGGACATCAGAAGATTATTTCAAAACTGAGTTTGATGCTAAAGGGTGGTTATTATCTGGTGGGGACGACAAATTTATACAAGATGAAATGTTTGAGAATCATTATAAATACGAAAAAGATGGCATAAGACTTGAAGCTGAAATTAAATATATGTATGAGTTTTTAGGACTTTAAAACGAAACCAAACATTCATCGAGGTGCTAAATGGATAAGTATAGAGACATGACGGTAGAACATGGCACAGGGTTAAGAAAGCAGCACACGAACTATGGATTTAAAGGCTCGGTTAATGAGTTCCTGGAATCAATTAGAAAATACAATAGTCCTTTTATTCAAGTATTCGAAAGAATTGACGGAGAGTTAGTGCTGCTATGGTCTAAAGATAATAAAGGATTGCTACAGCAGGGAGAACAGATGGAGTTGTTTTAAGGAGGAAAAGAGAGATGGCAATTAAATGTTCTAAATGCGGAAATGAAGATATGTTTTATAAAAAGTTTTCATATTACGGTAGTGGATATATCTATTTTGATAATACAGGTCAGTACTTAGACGACGGCTCAAATTCGGATATGTACGTTTCAGCACAACATAATGAAGGCGAGTATCTATATTGTTCAGTATGTAACAAGAGAGTAATAAAGATAGAAGAGATTAATTAATCGAACTGTTCGGACGATTAAATAGGACAAATCACGAGGAGGAAATGAGAGATGGAAACAATAGAGCTCATAATAGACAAGAATCAAGTTGAAGCAATTCTTAATGGTGAGCGTATCGAACAAGAGGTTGACGGTATTAAATACGTCATTCGACAAAGCTACTTACAACCTATGGCAATGCCATTGGTTAATAGACCTATAAAAGCAGTAAATACTGAACTTAATACAGTTGTGAACAAGCGTTATTTTAATCATCTAGTGAGCGATTCATTTAATAAATAACCTCACGAAAGGAGAGAGGGATTTGATGAGGAATATGAGGAATATGTCCGATTTTCTGAAGTAGTACAAGAGATTGAAAACACGAGTGGGAAACAACTCGAAAAGGAGAATGAATGATGAGAGACTTAAAATTTAAAATTGTTAGTGCTTTTCCGAGCGATATGCAAAAAGTTATAGATGATATATCGAAGGACTTTCAAATCGTTGAAGTATCTGTAAATCCTATTGTATTAAAAGGACATTTAAAAAATAACATAATTTTATCCGGATATGTAAGTTATACAGAAAAGGAGAATGACAAGGAATCAGTAACGTGGGAAGGTAAAGGAAAGTTAGTATGGATACCCGAGGAAAAGGAGACTAATGAATGAAAATTATTTACTCACATAGTGACTGGAATGTAATTGATCCGCAGAATCAGATTGTTGAATCCTTTTCAAACAAACAATGTGCTAAGGATTACCTGAAAGCATTAGAAGTACCATACAAAGAATTTTACAAAGTAAAAGAACATAAAGTGATGAGAAGAGAGGTATAAGTAATGGTTAAAATATCTAAAGAACAAATAGTAGGGTTACTTCAAATACAACGTAATTTTGATGACCGAATTGAAACGAAAAATTTAGAAGATACTTCTGCTGCATTTATCATTGAATTTGTGGAGTGGGTTAATACAGTAGAATTCTTTAAGAATTGGAAACAGAACAAAGGCAAGCCTTATGGAGTACAACTTGAAGAATTAGCTGATATGTTAGCTTTCGGATTATCTTTAATTAATCAAGTTAAGGAAGTTTCTGAACATAGCGATGAAGAAATATCCAAGCATCTTGTTGAGATTAGCCAAGATAGAGAATTTATGGAAATGGAATTAAATTCAGTATCTTTTTTAAGGGTATTACACTTATTCACAGGTGTATTTAACGAACCGATTGGAATGGAGGAAATGTGTTCGTTGACTTATATGACGTTTGTATTCTCTAACACTTACTATACCATCGACGAATTAATCGAAGCGTATAAGAAAAAAATGGAGGTTAATCATGGAAGGCAGGACCAGGGATACTAAAGACATCTATAAACTTATTAAAGAAATTCTTGGGAGGTAGAGATGCAAAAGAAAACAAGTCAACGTAATAGAGGTAAATACCTCGAAACCTTAATCGAACGATCCAATATTCAATACGATATAAAAGGTATAGCTACAATCAATAAGATTCCAACACCTATGACACATAGGAGCAGGAACGGAAAGATATTCGATGCCAGGTACACCAAGAAATCAACAGTCGACTTTATAGGAATTCACGACGGTAAATTTATCGCATTCGATACAAAGCAGACATCACTGACCAATCTGCCATTTAAGAATATCGAGCAGCACCAGATCGAGTACTTGACCAAGACTCATGAAAAGGGTGGCATTTGCTTTATTCTTATCTTATTTACGAAGTTTAACGAGTTATATAGATTAGACATCCAAGAACTAAATGAGCTCAAGGAAACGTTAAACAGAGCCAGTATTCCATATACCTGGTTTAAAGAGAACAAAAGACCAATCACAAGTAATAACGGAATCATCTACAACTACTTATAAAGGGGAACAATAAACCATGACTTATACGACCGAACAAATTGTAAGAATGATTAAGGATTATCAGATGAATGTGAAGGTAGTAGCTAAACTTAGAAAGGAATACATTGAGGATGTGTGTGGAGCGAATATCTCACAGTATGGAATTGAAGCAACAATGCCTAAACCGCAAGGACAGACATCTGATCCAATACTTAGAGAGGTTCAAAGATTAATGAAGCAGGATACAGTAATTGCTAAGTATGAAGCGAAAGTGAGATACATTCAAAACCGTTGGGACAGAATAACGGATGAAAAACAAGCGATGATATTCAATATGGTATTGTCAGGTGTAGCATACGATAAGATTGCAAAGACTGTTGAACTATCAGCTCAAAGAATACATCAGATCATAAATGAAATTGCTGAAACATTAAAAGATTGATATTTTCCCTCTAGTGAAAGCTAGGGGGATTTTGTATGATAAAAGGAAAGGGGGAATCGTCTTATGCTTGAATGTATAGAAAGATTGGTAAATATAATAGATTTACATCCGTGGATAGCCAATCTGATAGGGATTTTATTATCTGCTTTAGTAGCTATTGGTGTCATGAAAAAGAATCATCAAGATGCTGATATAAGAGACGATAAAAGAAAAAAAGATAATGATAATATCGAAATAAGAAAAGCGCAATTCAGAATACTTGACGCCATTAGAACGTGTCATGTTTACTATGCTACTTTTACTTTCGATTACAACGACAATGAAAACGATGTTTTAGATTTTAAACATATCGAAAACATCAAGAATATTGTTGATGATATGAATGATTCTCTCAAACTTAACAAAGAGGTAGCTATACATGATATTGATATGTACATAAAATTAACTGAAACGACTACTAAAATGCTGGATGATATCGCAGTTATTCAACGATTGTTGAATTCAAAGACATTGTGGAAGAATGCAGGCATTATCGAATCACTTAAAAGTATAAATAATAAAGGTTATGAATATCTGAAGAACAACTCAGTTTTTGATTTTAATCAAGATTTAAAAGTTTGATGAGAAACCTTTCTGCACTTACAAAACTTACAAATTTACATATCGTGACATAACCTATAATCCTAATTTAAAATGGGAGGTAGGTCGGAGCGTAGTACACTACAATCAATCAAAAACTTGTTTTTGTACCTCGCACTGCATGAACCTAGCGGTTCTTCGTTTACTTTGCCATGAGTAATCTCCTTTCAAAGAATATGTATGGAAACCATCTAGTAATTTCTAGGTGGTTTTTGTATTATTAAACTGTACATGTAAATGTACACATATCATTTAAGGAGAGATGAGATGGAAAATTTAAATGAAGTATTAAGCAGGGTTTATAAGAATGATAAGGCGTCTAATGTAAGTTTTTATCAAGATTGGATTAATCGCGGGCTTAATGCTGCAAATCATTTGGGTTATTTAAGTTATGAATCTTTAGTTTACTTAGATGGTGAACGTGATGGCTTTGGTGGTTTTACATGTGAAAGAGTTATACATTTTTCTGATCGTAATATATTTATGCTTACACCTAATGAAAGTAGTTATAAAATTAAGGTATATTTCAATCCTGAATTATTAATTACAGAATTAGAAGATGCAAGCCAATATGATGGGACACCGAAATCAGCCATTATTAAGTTCAAAGATTTTGAAATAGAATTATCGAAGAGAAAACAATTAGAAGAAGGCTCTTTGTTAAAAGTTTTAAAGGAATTGCCTGATTTATATTAATTAATGCACTCACTTATGTGGGTGTTTTTTAATGCAATAAAATAAATAGAGTTTAGTAACGTAAAGGTTGTGAGATATGAGATGAACGAGATTGAAGTTGTTGATGATGCATGAGTACAAATTGGGACACAGTAAAAGAAGATTATGACACAGGTAAATTTAAGCTTAAGGATTTAGCTGAAAAGCACGACATTAAATTAGGTACATTGAAATCTAAAATTAGTCGTGAAGGGTGGAATAAGGTTGCAACCAAGAAAAAGGATGCAACTAAGAAAGTTGCAAAAAAGAAGCATCCACAAGATACAACAGATATAAGAAGAAAGAGTGGAAATCCTAATCCGCCTAATCAATTCGCAGAACGGAACAACTTTGCTGTGAAGCATGGATTACTGAGTAGGTACATTCCTAAAGAGACGATGGAGCTTATGGGCATAGCTGATTCAATGGATGCAGCAGATATTATATGGGCTCAGATACAAATACAGTTTGCAGCAATAATAAGAGCTCAAAATGTAATGTGGGTTGGTAATGACGAAGATCATACGAGTGAGATATTATCCTCAGGTGAATTCGGAGATACTTATAAAGTGGCATTCGCTTATGAAAAGTATGCATCTTTTTTAAGTGCACAATCTAGAGCGATGGCTGAATTGAGAAGTGCATTAAAGCAATTCACATTATATGCAGCCGATGATGATTATCGGAAGTTGCAAGTTTCAGTGATGCAGGAACAGTTAACGCAACTTAAGCAACAAAATGAAAATGGTGTGCAATCAGATAAACCATTAGAAATCTTAATCACAAGAAAAGAGGGACGAGAATGACAGAAGCTGTTCAGTTGAATAAAGAAGTTAATCCTCGCTTTGAAGAATTCTTGTTTGATTGGAATCAGAAGTTTCAATTCCTTGTTGGTGGTTATGGTAGCAGTAAATCATATCACGTTGCATTAAAGATCATTCTTAAGTTGATATCTGAGAAGCGGAAAGCGTTAGTTGTTCGTGAAGTATTTGAGACTATTAGAGATTCATGTTTCTCGCTCTTTGAAGAGATAATCTATGATTTAGAACTGAATACAAAAGGTGTAAGACTTACTACAAGTCCTATGAAGATAACATTTCCAAATGGAAGTCAGATTATTTTCAAAGGAATGGATAAGCCAGGTAAATTGAAATCGATTAATGACATCTCACTGATATGGTTAGAAGAGTGTTCAGAGATAAAGTATGCAGGATTTAAAGAGTTAATTGGTCGTTTAAGACACCCACGATTAAGAAACTACATGATATTGTCTACAAATCCAGTGAGTAAAAGTAATTGGACATATCTTCATTTCTTTATCAACAAAGATGCGAAAATCATAAAGTTAGATGATTACCGTTTATACAAAGAAAAGACAATCGTTTTAGGGGACACGTACTATCATCATTCAACAGCTGATGATAACTACTTTTTACCTGATGATTATATTGCACAGCTTGATGACATGAAGAACTATGATATTGATCTGCATCGAGTTGCTAGACTAGGACAATTCGGAGCAAATGGCAAGAAGGTATTACCTCAATTTGAAGTCATGGTGCATGATGAAGTAATGAAAGTAGTAAACAGAACAAGTGCAAGATTATTAAAGAATGGTCTCGACTTTGGTTTTGTTACTTCTTTCAACGCATTATCACGAATGGCCATAGATGAAAAAAATATGTGGTTATACATTTATGATGAAGTCTATACGAAAGAGCAAGATGATGAAGAACTGTACCGGGAGTTAGCTTATCTAGGCAGAACGCTAATTAAAGCTGACCATGAAGACAGCACAATCAAATATCTAAACAAAAAAGGTATGAATCTAAGAAAAGCTAAGAAGTATGCCGGTTCACGTGCCGAATACACAAAGAAGGTGAAACGGTTCAAACGTATTATATGTTCAGATAAATGTGTAAATCATATCGATGAGCTACAAGATTTAACATATAAGACTAACAATAACGATGAAATCATTGAGGATCAGTTCAATATTGACCCGCATACATTTTCGGCTATGTGGTACGGACTTGATGATTATGATGTAGCAGTTCCTAAAGGTGACTACATTAGACAACAAAGTGCATGGTAAAGGAGGGCGACAATGAACGAGTGGAAGAAGTTTGATAAAGATTTTATAAAGAAAAAGCATGATGACATGTATTTCTATCGTGATTTATACGATGGTAAACATGCAAATATCTTTCCTAGAGCCAAAGAGTTAATCAGTAAAGGCGAGATAATTGATATCTTACAATATGGAGAGTACAACGCTAAGAACGTAATGACACCTTATCTCATGCTTAACATCTGTAAAATTATCGTTGATACACCTTCACTGTTAATCAGTCGAGGGATTGGTAAGGTAAAGACTAACTTCCCGAATAAGGAAGAGTTAGCAAATGATACAACGACAGAAGAAGCGAAAATGATTGAGGGAACAGTTGATAATTCATACAACAGTGAAGTCATTGACTTGCAGCAAGAGACGATAGACCAGATTGTTAAGAACTCAAAGATTGATCATAAGATGAACATCACTCAATTATTAGTGGACGGGGGTATCGTAGCTGTACCTTCTATGATTAATGGACAGTTAAAGCTGATGTTCAAGGAGCGTAATGTTTATTATCCTCATGATGATGGGCATGGATATGATTTAGTATATGAGTTACCTCAGACTGAAGAAGAGAAAGAAGCGGGTATTGATTACGTCCATATCTATACTGAACGTGAAGATGAGGATAGACTTCTTATACTTCATAAGTTATTCAAAAGAAATGGTGAATCTCAACTTGAAGAGGTAGAAGATTTATCTTTCATTCAAGAAAAAATAGGTATCGAACAGTTATATCAAGAGTTTGAGGGTCGTAAACGTTCGTTTATAGCTTATCTTGCGAATAATGCAACGTTCTATAATAAGCTAGGTTCATCTGAACTTAAAGGACTTGCAGGACGACAAGATGAAGTGAACTGGACCTTAACACGAGCATCTCAGACATTTGAGCGTAATGGTAAGCCACGAATCAGTATTACAAGAGAAACAATGGATACATTAAGAAGAGTTGCAGAAGATAGGTATGGCGATGAAAACAAGATTGATCATAGAGATTTAGAGATACAAGAAATCGGGGAGAATGGTCAAGTCATGCAGATACATCAGATTGATGTCGATAAAATAGGTGATATGGCTTATCTTAAAGACATTATTAGAGGGATGTTAGCAGAAACACAGACATCACAAGCAGCAATGGAATTTGTAAGAACAGATACTGCAAGTCCACAGTCTGGTGTAGCAAAATTCTATGACTTACTTGTATCTTTGATGAAAGCAGAACAAATCAGAAATGATTATGTTGAATTCCTTAAGACGTTATTCGAGAGTGCCTTATGGTTAGCGAATAAAGAGAATGACAGTATCATCATTGAAGAGCCTAACATCACAGTACAAGCGATGATTCCGGTGCCAGAAAAAGAAATCACTGATGCGAATATTGCGAAGTACAATGCTAAAGTACAATCGCTTGAAGAGACAGTGAGACTGAACAATCCTGATAAGACTGATGAATGGGTTTATGAAGAGGTTGAACGTATCAAGTCGGAATCGACATCACAAGATAGTATGAGCGTTCTAAATGGCAATAATACGTTGAATAACTTCCTAAACAATAGACAACCTGATGGAACGCCATTAGATGAATTAGGGAATTCAATTAAGGAGTGATGATTTTGCAAATAATTAAAGCCAGAAAAAAACCGGTAGAAGTAGATGTTTTGCATTATTTAGGACCTAATTATGAAGAATTGATAGATTTTTGTGGCGACTCTATCGTAGAAAGATTAGAACAAGTTTCTCCTAATTCTATGGAGATTGAAACAAGATACTACATTAAAACCCTTGAAGGTTATATGAAGGTAAATATCGATGATTATATTATCAAAGGAGTTAAAGGAGAGTTCTATCCATGTAAATCTGATATATTTTTAGAAACATATGAAGTATTTTAATAAGGAGTGATTAGATGAACGCTGAACAATTAACATTGCTGATTGATGAATTGAAGAAGCACATTGTATCACTCCTGCATAATACCGATCATTTAAAAGATAGTGATGTACAAAAGACATTGCTAACAATCAATAAAATATTTGATGAACTAGGACTTGCTGTTCAAGAGTTGTTACCTGTTGAATTAGCGAAGTCCTATTTTATTGCGATTGATGAAGCTACAGAAGATTTACAAGAGCAAGGCATACAGTTGAATGGTCGAGCAATTGTCGATGGAGTTGTACAAACGGAATTTAAGACACAAGCTAACGTTGAAGCATTATCGAATATCGTTACTGACGCGATGTTAGACATGCAAGCAGCAATTAGAACCGCTAAAGAAAACTTTAATAATAGTTATATGCAGACATTAGAAGCAGTCAGAAGTGACATAAGCAAAGGGATGTTAGATGGCAACAATCGTGAAGCAATCATAAAGCGTGTATCAGATACATTCTTACAAGATGGATTTACTTCGTTTAAGACTGTAGATGGTAAGCAGTTACCTTTAGACTTCTACTCACGTACAGTGGTCAGAACGAAAATGAGGACAGCAACGAATCATGGTCATCTAACTAGATATGAAGAAGCGGGTGTCAATCTTGTAACGATAACAGGCAGAGAGCCTACCTGTGGTACATGTGCCAGGTATCGCAATCATGTATTCAGTATTGACGGAGAAGATAAACGATTCCCACATATCAATGTATACGAACTATTTCCATTACATCCAAATTGCGAATGTCGTATAAGACCATTTGTAATTGAATATAAAAGTCAGTCTGAAATCAATAAAGCAGTTGTCAAAGCGAAGTCATTTAATCCTGATATTGATCCAAGAGCACAGAAACAAAAAGATGCATACAAGCAAGACCAGGATAAGAAACGTATCGCAAGACAAGAAGATAAGCATTACATAAAGATGAAAGTGACATTAGGTGATAAAGCGCCAAAGAATATTGGTGCATATCGAAATATCAAGCGTAATAATCCAAGTAAATTTGAAGCATTACGACAACAAATGAAAGGTGTTGTTAGAGATGAAAACAGTAAAACTGGATAGTTATAAAAAGTTTACACCTCAAAATTTAGCAGATGAATTGCAAAATGCGATTGATGAGTATGATGTCGAGGATGTCATCATCATTTATAGAGATAAAGAAAAGAACATTGGTTTAATGCATTCAGATATAACTGATACCGAAGCTGTTGGGATGTTAGAGATGACCAAGATGAGTATATTTAATGACTAAAAGGAGTGAGTGAAATGGAACAGCATGATAAAATTTATGATTTAACAACTGTAGTAGATGTCGAAATTACCAAATTTGTGAATGAAGCATTTGATTTAGCAGTATCTAAAGCGAAGAACGTACACCAATTAAAGCAATATGATTTACATAGTGCAGTTGGTTCAAGAGAAATGAATGTACCTAGCGAAATTAATGAATGGTTATGGTGTGAAGCTGATACAAGATTTAAACGAAAAATATTTAATTACATCGCTGAATTGCCTGTTAAGTAATTATCCGTCCTAGACATGACGTTAAAAGGTCTCTTTATTATGGATAGCTTTAAAACTCACGTCCAGAAAGGAATAGTGATCACTTAAGTATCTCATGATGGTGGTATTCCATCGGGTCTTGTGGGTGACACATTACTCACGCGTCCAGCTTATCGACGCTATAACTGTAAGTGTCGTTCGCTTGTACGTCAACAAGCTAGTCAATCGCTGACTTTACAGCGTAATAAAATGTAGACGAAAAGAGGAGAATTAATATGGAACGTAAAGATTTAACGGAATTAGGCATTGAAGCAGAAGCAGTTGATAAAATCATGGAAATGTACGGTAAAGATGTCAATCCAATTAAGCAAGAAAATGAATCATTGAAAGCAGAAGTGAAATCTTTTAAAGAGCAAGTAGCAGATCGTGATAACCAACTTGATGAAATTAAAACTAAAGTTGGTGATGCTGAAGCTTTAAACGCAACGATTGATTCATTGAAACAAGCTAATAAGGATAAGGACGAAGCACATCAGAATTTAGTGAATCAAGTGAAATTGGATTATGAAATTAAATTAGCATTAAACGAAGCCGGTGCAAAAAATGAAAGAGCAGTTAAAGCTTTAATAGACTTAGACACTGTAAAAATCAATGAAGATGGGCAGTTAATCGGTCTAAACGAGCAACTAACTAATCTGAAATCAACTGACGATTATTTATTTAATGGTCCAATCAATCCTAAAGACAAAGATATTAATAACAATCAGGAAAATCCACCTAACAACCTTAATCCTGGAGGACAACAAGGAAATGGTGGTAAAGACCCAGACCCAAGGGAACTTGGAAAATCAATGGCCGATAAATTACTCGGTAAAAAAGAATAAGGAGGAAGTTAAATGTTTAACCCTAGAAAAATAAACAGCTTCAAAAAAGCACCAGAATTCTTACGTGATGCCAAAAACGTGGAATACACTGTTGGTAACGTATTATTAGACGGTTCTAAATTCTCGACAGATACAGTAGTGAAAGCCGGAACTGCAGTTTTTAGAAATACAGAGTCAAACAAATTTGAATTAGTTCAAGAATCGACACCAGAAACAATGTCAGGTGCGGTATTAACTGCTAATGATGTAAAAGTATTTGCGAAAGAAGATGCTTTAGCACCTGCAGTACGTGAAGCATCAGTTATTAAAGAGCGTACAACAGGAGTTACAGACAATTTTATCAAAGCGACTATCGGACGTTTCCACTTCGATGTCTAATAAAAAATAGGAGGAATTAATAGATGTTAGAAATTAAAGAATTTAACGATGCAACACTACAAGCATTTGTACGTGAAGCAGATAATAGAAATACAAACAACTATCCATTAGCAGAAGCATTCCCACAGGAAGTTACTTATGACATTAATGCGATTTATAATGTTGTATCTGATACTGTACGTGCAGCTGCATCTATCACAGGTTTTAATAGCGGAGCGCCATTACGTTCGAAAGGCGAAGGCGAAAAAGCAATGATTGAATTAACAAAGATTCAACATGGTTATTACTTAGATGAGGTTGAGTTATTACAATTCAACAAACCACGTGATCCACAAGAACGACAAGCGGTAATCGAGAAAGTATTCTTAAAGATTGCCGACTTATCTTACGGTGTAGATGATATTAAAGAGTTTTTAAGAGCTGGTTTAACTTACCGCGGAGAGTTTAAATACTCAAATCCGGTAGACAAAATTGAAATCGATGTGAAATTAAATCGTCCATCTGAAAATAATATTCAAATCACAAACAAATGGAATACACCTGAAGGTACTCCAATTGCCGATTTAGTAAGTGCAGTAGAACAGTATCAAAAAACAAATGGTAATAAAAAACCTGATTACATTGTTATGAACTCGAAGACGTTCTCAGCATTTAAACGTAATCCGGAACTAAAAGGTCAAATCTATGGTAACTCTAAAGATACTCGTATTGTTCGAGATGCAAGTATCAATGAGTTGTTTACTGAATTAGGTTTACCACAAATTCAGATTGATGATAATATCACTGGTATCGAGCAATTGGACGGTACTGTAAAAGTGTATCAAAACTTAGAAGATGGAAAAGTAGTACTTCGTGCAACTCAATTAGGTAAAACATTTACTGGTCCTTCAGTTGAAAATAACTATGTTCCAGGTAAATATGTTCAGACTGTTATCGAAAAAGATCCATCAAGTGAAAAAACAATTGTTGGAGAAGTTGCAATTCCTGCATTACAAGCAATCAACTCAACTGTATTAATGACTGTACTTTAATTAGTGCAGTCTTATTTATTAAATAATAGGAGGACTTAAGGATGCCAAAAGTGTATGTAGATAAAGGTACTGTAATTCACAAAGGACAAGCTTATTTTAGACAGTCTTTAGACCTTACTCAAGAAGAGTATGAGAATGTAAAAGACTTAGTGACAATTGAAGATGCAACTGAAACAACTGAAAAATCTTATAAAGATTTAGATGTAGAAGAGCTTAAAGCACTAGTCGAAGAAAAAGGCCTTGAAGTCGTTGCTACAGGTAAAAATGGAGCAGTAAAAGCTGACTACGTGAAAGCATTAGAAGAAGCAGCAGAATAATGTAAAGGTGTGATGTTATGGAAACATTGGAACAACATCAATCATTAATCGATGGCACAGTGGCATACTTGAACATCATGCCATTACCTGATTATATTAACGAAGTACCAATTGAAGACTTACCGAAGTATTTATTTTCGGCCATTCAAGATATTAAGGATTACTTTCCTGGTATCGAGTTAACACCGAGAATGGTTTATCTGCAACTTGATTACAAGTTAGAAGCGGAAGAAGAAGGCTTTGGAGTGCTTAAGCGCCATAACGTTGAAGACTATACAGTTAAAGATGTTAAAGTCGTATTCAATCATGAAAAGCTATCTCCATCACTACTAGCGATTATAGACGGAATTCTAGCTGAGGAACGAAAGACTTCCTTAGGTAGAACAGGGAGGTTGATATAATGAGACCTCCAATGAATCAAAGAGTTTTAGTCAATAAAGCGATTTTGAATGAACATGGTATACCTACGACTGATAAATACGGAAGGCCTTTAACGAAAAGAGTAGAGTCTAAAGCGCGTGTCAGACGTAAGTCTAACTTGATAATTACAGCAACTGGTACTGAAACAAATACTAACATCGAGATTGATGTACCTTCTCAAATGATTGTTAAAGAAGGAGAAGAAATCAGTTATATCGATATGGATGGTAACGATGGTACAGGTAAAGTTATCTCTTACGAGGAAGCAATTAATGTTACAGGTTCACGCGTTCTATTTAGGACGGTGTTTGTTGATGGCCGATGAGTATTTCAAATTTGAATTTGATGATAATTACAAAGAACTGCAAAGTTACTTCAAAAAGTTTGATGAACGCTTTACTAAGATCGTTATTCAGGAACTCGGTAAGTTTGGATTAAGAGTAGAAGAAGTCGCAAAAGCACTTGCTCCACGTGATTCAGGAGACTTAGAAGACTCTATTAATTCTTCTAAGGTTATAGTTGAAGGTAAAACATTCTCGATTACCATAGGTACTAACATGAAATACGCTCTAAGAGTTCATGAGCAGCCTGAAAATAAAGGTGTTAGACCTAAATATCAAAGAGGTGTTAAGTATTCGGAATACTATAAAAATGGACGTGGAGAGAACACACGTAACAAACCGAATGTCAATGGATATAAGCCAGGAAGAAAGTATCTTACTAATGCAGTTAAAGTTACTGAAGACGACTGGAATATAATGTGCGAAAGAATTCTCGCGCGAGTATTGGAGGGTTAGACTGATGATACAAGAGTCAATCATGAATCTGTTAAGAGAAAATATAGCTGGGCTTACTTGGTCAGTCGACTACCGTACATTGGGCGACAATACAGGTACAGTATATTCGGACGGTGGAGAAAAGCCTGGTATCTATGATGATGAAATGAAATATCCGCACTATCAAATTTATATCAGATCAAGTGATTTTGATAGGTGCAAAGACATAGCTTTTAAAGTCTATGCATTGCTCCATAAGAAGAGCGATTGGTTAATTAACGAGCAAAACAATGTAATACATGTTTACTTCATTGAAGCGTTGTCTGAACCATTTAGAATAGGTGTAGAGGACAATGTCATGGAGTATAGCATTAACTTTAGAACAACTTTAAGAATTGAAAACTAAAGCATATTTAGACATCTGAAACGATGTCTATTTTTTATACAAAAAAACAGGAGGAATAAATTATATGAATGCATTTGATAAAAGTATCATGTTCGGTATGGCTAATTTTAAATTGACAGGTACAGACAGCAAAGTTCTTAACTTTGATGGTAAAGCAACAGGAGATGGTACTAGCTTCTTACAAACAGAAGGTGGGGTTCTTACGATTGAACCTAAGTTTAAGGAAATTCAATTTGAAGATACTGGTGAAAGTGACATCGACAATCGAGTTGTCGGTTGGGAAGTAAAAGTTAAAATGACTGTATCTCAAGAAACTCTAGAATTGATTCAATTGGCGATGGCCGGTGCACATGCTATTAAGGATAGTGCAGGGTCAAAATTGATTGGTATTACAGATGGTCCATTAGGTTCATCTAACCGAGATCGTGGAGTAAAAATGGAAATCCACCCACGCCAACTACCAGCTGAAGATAAATCTATGGACATCGTTATCTATAAAGTTGCATCTACATCAGGATTCGAACGAGCATTTAAAAATGAACAAGGTAAATTTGATTTAGAATTCGTAGCTTATCCTAAAGATAACTTTGATATGAGTCAACCAAACAACTTCTTCCAAATTGGACAAGCTACAGCTGAATAACAATATAGCCCTACTTACAGCAAGTAGGGTTATTTCTATATTTATTTAAATAATTAATTGAAAAGAGGAATAAAACATGACAAACGAAGTAAAAGTATTAATCACTCAATACGTTAATGAAAAAGGTGTATTAAAAGACGATAGTAAAAAAGAAGTAGTAATCAAAGCGATGCGACCATATCAGTTCTTTGCTATTACTAAGGTTTTAAAAACGTTAATCAATGAACTAAATGCTGATGAAAATATCAACGGTGCTTTAGTAGGATTATTCGATACGGTAGAAGAAGGTATGGATACTAAGGATTTATTAAGTGCATTATCTGCTCAGTTCGTTAAGGATTCAGCTGGATCAATCGGATTATTATTAGAGGTTGCTCCTGAAAGTGCTTTAGAACTGATTTCAATCCTATCCGATGTGCATCCTGATCAATTAAAACTTCAAGAGATGGATACATTCTTTGATGTTGTAGATGCAATTGCAGAAGTTAATGACTTAGCTAAGGTTGTTGAACGTGTAAAAAAGTCTACGAAAAGTTTTCAGAAGAGTCTCAAATGGGGCGAGAAAGTTACTCAAGCGACTCTAAGTCCAGTGAACTAAGTGGTTATGAGCTTGAAGACGCTCTTGTATATAAGCTAGCGCATAAATTAGGTGGAAGGTCAGAAATCATTGATATGCCACTTGAAGAAGCGTTAGCTTATTTAATTATCATTATTGAACAGGAAGAGCAACAAGCAGAAGCGAAGAAATGGGAATTATATATGAATCACTTATCACGTATTAATGCGAATCCTGCGCAAGATAAGGATGATGTTAAAAGACAGAATCAATTTATCGAAGGTATTGATCCTATGAAAGAAAATAAAGCGCTAGAAATGCCTAAAGAATTAGAGTGGAACTTCGAGCAGCTTGAACAATTAAAAGCATTACAAACTTAATTAATTATTTAAATGAATATATAAGGAAAGGAGGATAATATGGCTAACATACAAGAAATAGGCACTAAATTTACGATGTCTGTAGATGGAATGTTGAATAAGTTCAAGGTACTTGAACAAAACTTTGATAATTTGCCAAAGGTTGCTGAAAAATCAACAAAGCGTATGGATAAAGCATTTGCTACTATAGATGATTCACTTAAGACATTTGACAAGCGTTTATCTGAAACAGGTAAAGACTTCGATACTAAGAAGTTACAGTCTGAATTACAAAAGGCTCAAAAGGAATTTAAAGATACAGGTAATATCAATAAAGAGACGATGCAATCACTTCAAAAGGAAATTAAGAGTGTTGATTGGAAGTCTTTAGATGTAAATTCACGTGATACATTTAAAACTGTTATTCGTAATGTTAACAGTGTAGAGCGCAATATGAATAAGCTGAATGATGTTAAGTTTCTTGAAGGACTACCTGATGATGCGAAAGAAGCAGGTAAGCATTTACTAGCACTACAAAAAGATGTTGAGAAGACAAGTAAATCACTTGAGAAAACAGATGATAAGGTTGATTTTAACAAGCTCAATAGTGAGCTCAATAAAGCTAAAAAAGAATTACAATCAACTGGTAAGGTTGCAGATAACACACTTGATCAGATAAATAAGGATATTAAAGATGTTGATTTTGAATCGATGTCTATGGGTGCTAATGTAGCATTCGGTAAGGTTGAAGAACGTGCTGAACAACTCGATAGAAAACTTAGGAACGTTGGAGATGATGTTAATCTATCTAATTCTACTAAGAATATTTCTAAGGACATTGATGGCGCAACTGGTTCGGTTGGTGGCTTGAAAGGTGCGTTTAAAGGATTAGGACCTGTTATTGCCGGTGCATTAGCTACTGTAAGCATAACGGAATTTACAAAGAAGATAGTTGAATCTACTGCTGAAATCGAAGCATTAAACTCTCAGTACGAACAAGTAATGGGCAAAATGAAGAATACAACTGATAAGTATCTTGGAGAGATGGCTCAGAAGTATAATGTGCATCCTAACGAATTAAAGAAGTCGATGCTTCAATATCAAGCGATTCTTAAATCGAAAGGATTAAATGAACAAGATGCATACGAAACTTCTAAAATGTGGTTAGAACGTACTGTTGACGGTTCAGCATTTGCTAATGAATCGATTGAAGAATCAACTGGACGTATGATGGCTGTTATTAAAGGCGAATACGATTCTGCAGATACAGTTATGATTAACTTGTCTCAAACAATGCTTAATGATAAAGCTCAAGAGAAATACGGTAAGAAATGGGAGCAGTTAAGTGTTACTCAACAGGAACAGCTAAAAGTACAAGAATCAATAAGACAACATACTTCAGCTGGTGTATTTGGTCAGGGTGTAAAAGAAGCGGATAGCTATGAAAAGAACTTAGCTCAATTGAAGAACACCTGGAAAGATTTTCTTGCTTCTTATGGTGGACCTGCGCTAGATATCGCTAATAAAGGTTTGAAAGGCGGTATCAAAATCATTGAAGATATGGCTAAAGGGTTTAGTACTATTGGTAAATTGATTAAGGAACTAACTGGTGGAAAACAAGTTAATATACTTAAAAAGTTAGGGTTTAGTAACGGAGAAGCAAATAACATCATAAATTGGTTCAATACGTTAAAACAACAATTGTCAATTGCAGGACGGGCAGTAAGTTCCTTTGTTATGAATAACTTAGGATCAATTAAAAAGTTCTTTACAGGTCCTGATGGCCAACAGCTACTTCAAGCAGTGAAGAATATCTTTAATGGAATACTTGCTGTCGTTAAGTTTGTCTTCCCACTTGTTAAAAGTATCATAGTTTCAATATGGAAGAACATTCAAGGTGTAATTAAAGGCGGCCTTCAAGTCATTAAAGGCTTGATTCAAGTCTTTAGTGGATTGTTTACCGGAGACTTTAGAAAAATGTGGGAGGGTATTAAAAATATCTTCTCCGGAGCAATAAAGTTAATTTGGAACGGTGTACAGTTGCTACTCTATGGAAAGCTGCTTAAAGGCGGTTTAGCCTTCGCTAAGTTATTTGCAGGCAGCTTTAAATCCATGTGGAAAGGTATCCTCAATTTATTTAAGAATTTCGGTAAATTTATATGGGATACTTCAACAAAAGTATCGAAAAACGTCATTGGTGCTTTCAAGAATCTATGGACAGGTTCAATGAATATCATAAAGAATTTAAAATCAGGACTTTATAATTCTTGGGTGTCTATAAAGAAAACAACAGTAGATGCAGCGGTTGGATTAAAGAACGGTGTCGTTGGTGCATTTAAAAACACTTGGAATGGTATAAAAGGCTGGATTAAATCGATTAAAGATGGCGTAATCGGCATGAAAGATGATGTTGTAAAATCAGCAGTTGAAATGAAAAATGGTTTGAAAGATAAAGTCGTTGGCGGACTGAATTTAATGATTGATGGCGTAAACTGGGTAGCTGATAAATTGGGGATGGGTAAACCATTAACTAAAATCGATGCTAGTAAATATTCTACAGGTACTGGAGGGCATCCTGAAGATGGATGGGCGACTGTAGGAGATAAAGGTCCAGGCAACGGAAAAGGCACTAGAGAAATTGTTCAATTCCCAAACGGACGTACAGCATTATTCGAGAAAGAAACAACATTCTGGATGCCTAAAGGAACACACGTTTATAACAATAAGCAGACCGAAGAAATACTTGAACCGAAGCGTTATTCGAAAGGTAACGTGGGCGATTTTGCTATGGGTATGCTTGTCAAAGGCATGGGCAACGGCATAGTAGCTTCAAATAAAGTAGTCGGCGCCAAGAAGACAAAGAAAGCCCTAGATTATACAGCGAAAAAGGGTTCGGAAGTTGAAAAAACAACAAGAGCTAGTGTAGCAATTGCTGAAGACTTACTTGAATACATCGAGAATCCTGGTAAATTAGTGGATCTTGCGATGAAAAAGTTTGGTGTAGACTTTAGTGGTATTGCTGGATTACCTGGCGACATGATGGGTAAAGCTTATAACTTGTTGAAAACACAAGCTGTTAAAGTTGTTACCAGATGGCTTGATGAAGCGAGTGGTGCTAACGCAGACGGAAGTGAGATTCTTAATTGGCCTAGAACTACACCATATAGTCCTAACGCAGCAGTGCCAGGATATCCTACTTCTTTCAATGGTGGACGACACTATGGTATTGACTTAGGTATACCATCAGGAACTACTATTCACGCACCAACTAGCGGAACAGTTGAACAACAATCGAACCACGGCGGCGGTATGGTAGCACGTTTATTATCAGGTAAAATCGCTCAATACTTCCTACATTTAAGTAAGGTATTGAAAACAGGGCCTGTAAAACAAGGGGATGCAATCGCAAAGTCTGGTAATAGTGGAGCTTGGACTACAGGCGCCCATTTACACTACCAAGTAGAAAGTCCTGCATCTGCAGAGCTTACTAACGCTAACACACTAGATCCCGTTAAGTTCTTGAAAGGTAAAGGCGGCGGTGGCGGCGGAATACTTAAAGGCGTTTCAGCTCCTGGTAATATATCAAACTGGATTTCAAGTGCTATTAAAAGAACAGGTGTACCTGATTCATGGGCTCCTTACCTTAAAAATATTGCTAAATACGAATCCGGATTTAATCCTGCAGCTGTTCAACATGGTTATGTCGATCAAAATACAGGTGGAAATGAAGCGCGTGGATTAATGCAGGTAACTCCTCAAACATACAGAGGTTTGATGGGAACAACTGAAGGTATGATGAATCCTATTAATAACATTACTGCTTCAATCAAATGGATTAAGTCTCGTTACGGAACAGTAACTAACATTCCGGGTATGGCATCTGGTACATGGCGCGGTGGTTATGCGAATGGCGGTATCATTCCTAAAGATTCTATTTATCGTGGTGGCGAAGAAGGTAAAGAGGTTGTAATTCCTACTGTTCCTAAGCGTAAAAAACGAGCGAATGAGTTAATCGCTTTAGCTGACAGAATGGTTAATGGTAAGCCTAAGCGATATGCTAGAGGTACTAAAAAACCATCTACTCATAAAGTGAAATGGGGAGATACGCTATGGGATATTAGTCGTAAAAACGGTACTACAGTAAAAGCGCTGCAATTATTAAATGGTATTAAAAATCATTTAATCTATCCTGGTCAGATTATTAAATTAACAGGTGCTATTACAGGGTTAAATAAGAATGTATCACAACAATCAAAGACACATAAAGCAACAGTACAGGCATTAAGTAAAGCACAAAGAATGTACAATACGGGTAGTGCCATCGCTAAACGAGGTAAAACGAGCGGTAAAGTTACTGGTAAAGAAGATATCGCAATCGGTAACTTAATCATGGCCAACATGAAGAATATTGGTAAGTTACCTGTTGAGAAGATGCAATCTAATCTTAATGCAATTAACAAGAAGATAAATTCAGTCATTGCATCAAATGAAGGTAAGATAGCAACTCTAAATAATAAGATTGTAAAATCTTCTAAGTCTGCTGAAATTAAAGGTGCAAGCAGAGAGATACAAAACCGTAAGAATAATATCGCTACACTCAATAGCAAGATTAAAAAGACTTCAAACAAAAAACTTATTGCTAAATATAAGAAAGATATCAAAGCGCATCAACGAAAAATAAGTTCGCTTGAAAATAAAATTAAACGTGCTACTAATAACAAAGTAGCAAACAATGCACGTGCAGATATTGCTGCATATCAAGCACAAATCAATAGTTTGAAGAAGTTGAAACAAAGCGAAGTATTGAAAACTAATTTTCTTGATAGTTTAGTCAAACAGAAACAACGACTACAAAACGAACTTAATAAGAAAAATGAAGAGCGCAATGCATTAACAGAAGCGAAAATGTCGTTTAGAGATAGTATAAGAGATTCTTATCGTGGATATGCAGGCTTTGAAGCGGCAAAAGGTAATACATCAAGAGACTTTATAGCATTTATGAAGTATCGACTTAACAGAATGAAGAAATTTGCTGCTAACGTTTCTAAATTAAGACAGATGGGATTAGATCCTACAATCTTAAGAGAAATACTTGCAGGTGGTATCGAATCGGCTATACCTCGTGTAGAAACTTTAGTCGGTGGAGGTAAAAAGAATGTTCTAGAAATTAATAAGCTGCAGAAAGAAGTGTTAAGCTATGTTAACAATCTTTCAAATGAACATTCTCGCTTTGGTTACGATAATGAAATTAAAGCTAAAGACAAAGAAGTAGCATCAATCAAGAAACAACAGACATCTTTGCAAAGTCGAGCAACTAGCTATTTGACTGCTAAACCTAAAACCAAGCCTAAAGCAAAACCTAAAGCATCTGCTAAGAAGACTGTAGCATCAAAGGTTAAAGCTAAGGTAACACCTAAAGCAAAACCTAAACAACCTAAAATACACAACATTAAATGGGGCGACACATTAGGTGGAATTGCAGCAAAATATCATACGTCTGTATCTGCTATCAAGAAATTGAATGGTTTAAAATCAGATATGATTTACGCTGGAAGAAAGCTTAAGATACCAGGATATGCTAAGGGTGGTATTGTAAATATCCCTCAGATAGCATGGATTGCCGAGGGTGGCTTTGCAGAATCGATTATCAGTCATGATCCATCGCAACGTGTTCAACAGCAGAAGATATGGAAAGATACTGGCGATAAGCTTGGATTCACTAAAGATGATGCACTTACTATGCGAATGATACAGCTACTAGAAGAACAGAGAGAAATTCAAAGAGCAATAGCTCAAAGAGATACTGTACTTCAAATGGACGGTAAGGCAGTCGGTAAACAGATTGCACCTCATATAGATAAGGAGCTTGCTAGAATTATGGAACTTGGGAAACGAGGTGTAAGACATGGTGGATAGACTTAAAGCAGGATTTACTATTTATGATAAGCATTCAAGCGAATTGTCTTTGGAAGTGTATGACTATACTTTTCCTACACCACAGATGAGAGAAATCAAAGAAACCATACCTTTTATGGATGGTGAATATGATTTCTCTTTTTTATATGGAGAACCAACATATAATGAACGTATTATAACAATGGACTCTAGGTGTTATATAAACGACTATGAAAAACGTACTAAGCACATAAACTACCTGAAAGAATGGTTAATAGGCAAACCTAAAAATAAGTTTATTTCTGAATTCTATCCAGGGTTAGAATTCAATATGAGGTGCAGCAGTTTTGAATTTGATATAACCCCCTACGGATTTGATTTAAAATTAATATTTACAGGTGATTCTAAAGCAAAAATGTCACTTACAGGAAAGTTGGTAATTTAATGTACAAAATCATACTGACTAACGCTATAAATGATAATCAAAAGGTAGTATGGGATGTAAAGAAGGATATAAAACTTTTGAGAAGTGCCAGCATGCAGAAACAAGAAGATGGAATTGATTCTGTTTCTATATCTCCTGTGCACAACTTTGTAGAAAATAGTGCAACGTTTATACAACCCTACAATACTTTAATCGAAATAATAAATGAAAAAACAAATGTAATAGAATTTAAAGGAAGAGTTTTATCACCAGAATCAGAAATGACTGATTCTGGTCTTTTTACACATGAACTTATCTTCGAAGGTGCCGAAGCTTATCTTAAGGATTCGATACAAAGTTATTCATTTGAGTTTGACAAAATGCCAGTAGAAAATCTTAAGAAAGTTATCGCCCATCACAATAATGAACTGAAAAGTGAAGCTTATAAGCATTTTAAGGTTGGTAACGTTACAGTTGAAAAAAATATCATACCATCGGACGAAAACTACAATGAAGAGTTGAAATATTTTAAACGATCTGATGATAAAGATACGTATGAAACGTTAATGGATTTAAAGGAAAAGTATGGCGGGACATTTATATTTGAACCGACCAATGATGTCACTTTGGTCCATTGGTTAAAGGAAACTGGGAATTTAACGAATACCGTCATAAAAATAGGTAAGAACTTAAAGAGCATTCAGAAGAAATTTGATGCGTCTGAGGTTATTACAAGATTGAAGCCTTTAGGTGCAAGCTCCGAGACAGCTAATGGAGATGAAATCAAGCTAACGATTGCTGAAGTTAACAATGGAAGTCCTTATATCGATATACCGCAATTAATTAAGTTATTTGGCATTCAGACTGGCACTGTAACTTTTGATGATAAACATACACCAGAAACTTTAAAAAAAGCAGCAGAAGATTGGATTAAGGAGCACGAAAAAAAGCAGGCTAGAATTTCTCTTTCTTTAGATGCTTTGGATCTATCGTATTTAAAACTAGATCCAGACGAGTTTAAGATTTACAACAAACATCGTGTTATATGCCCTCCATTAAATATAGATGAAGATTTAAAGATTATCAGTATTAAGGTAGACTTGCTTAAACCTTATGATAAAGAAGTCTCATTTGGAGAGAGGGAACTTGGATATGCTGAGCTTGAAAAAGAGCGGAGTATAAAGAATACAAATCTGATTATCAATAAAACAGTACCTGGTATTATCGACAGACAGACGGGTGGCATTAACAGGGATATAATGGTTTTAAATGATTACAAAATAACATTTGAAGATTTAAAATTACATCAAAGCAATCTGTTAGATGAAGTTAATCAGATTTTAAATAGTGAGTATTTAGTCGATAATGAAGTGAGAGCCGACTTATTATTAAAGGCACAGAATGTTGAATCCCTCAGTAACACTATAAAAGATGCACTTGAAAGTGCTGACGAAAGAACGATTAATGCTACTAAAATAGTAGCCCTTCAAAATAAGATGAATGCTTACAGATCATCTCTTAAATCATTCGTCATAGCTAAAGAAGGAGCTAAAATTTCACTGTTGAAGCGATTACAAATCTTACAATCACAATATACAGAGAAAAAGTTTTCAGATACTTTAAAGAGCGTAGCAGAAAAGTTTGGACTAACTGTAAATCAATATAACGAACTTATAGGAGAACCGAATGTTGTTCAAAAAGCGATTTCAGTAGTAACAGAACAGACTGATAGTAAACTTGCGAACTATGTAAAATCACAAGAGTATCAGACAGACAAAAATGGCATCGTTGAACGCTTGGATAATTCAGATACCGAAAGAAAACAACTATCCAATCAGATATCCGATCGCGTGACACTTACTGAATATACAGGTGGTATAAAAGGTGCTAAAGATTATGCTGATAGTGCTATGCAAAATCTCGAAATCAGCGGAAGAAATTTGATTAAAAACACAAATTTTTCTATCTTACCGGAAATATATGAAAACATTAATTATGAGTACGGTTTAGTGTCTGGAAAATTGAGAATTAATCCAACTTCAAACTATGTGATAGGTAATGCTATAAAGTTTAAACTAACTAAAAATATTCAACCTAACAGCAATATCACTATTAGTTTTGTAGCAAACACTTTCTCTTCTTTATGTAATGTTAGGTTTAAAGTTAGTTACGGAACTTATACGAACTTTGTACAAGTGGCTAAAGTAGCAGGAACAGATACACAATTTAACCTTACTTTTAATGTAGGAGATTTTCCTTCAAGTAACGCAAATAATTGGCTATGGATGGAATTTACAAAAGGTTTATATATTTTGCCTAATACGTTGATGGTCGTTAACGGTAATAAATCGGTTGGTTATACTCAAGCACCTGAAGATGCCGATCAGAAACTTACTACTATGAAAACCGAGATACTACAAGACGGCAAGAAAATCTCACAGGAAGTGTCACAACAGATTTACAATTCGAGCAGTAAGACATTGAATCAAACATTATCACAGTACATCAACAGTATCTCAACAGGTCATCAATTCACTTATGATGAGAACGGTAATATATCAAACTTTACAGTAGGTTCAAGTGGGATTAAGTTGAACGGTAGGGTAATCGACATGAACGATGGAGATGTCATTATTAAAAACGGTGTAACTACAATCACTGATGCCTATATTCCTAAGCTATTTAGTAAGAAAGCAACTATTGAATATCTTGATGCAATCGGGATTACAGCTAGGACATTACAAGCTAAAGACAAACAGGCTAGTGTCAACATTGAGAATGGTTCAATCACAATGAATCGAGATAGTGGTGCTAGAATGGATATTGGTTTAGATGGTATTCAAAGTTTTAATAATGGTGGTTCGTTACGTTTCAGCTTAACACCAACATTGGTAACAACTTCAGCAGTAGGAACTTCTGTTAGTAACGTGTATTTAGGTGCAGCACCTACAGGTGAAGCCCGAGTTGTTGATATGAATGGCATACCGGGCGATGGCGCAATTGGTAGTTATGCTTACAGACCAATACGAACTTTAGCGATTAAATTCCCTTTGAAAGCGAATGGATATATAGGGATTGATGGTAATGAGTTAAGGATAATGTCAGATGGTTTAAATGATGGTGGATTTAAAAATATCAGAGCAGACAAAGGGTACTTCGCTACCGTTGATATGAACAATGAAATCAATGGTACTCACTTCTATATCAGGCCTAAACCAGGGGGCGAACTCAGAGCGACTTATAATAATGGTGGAGACACTTCGTATGCAAACTTTCGTTCAGATGGTATCTATGCACCATGGATTGATTACAACGGACATATTGCAGGTTCGCACTTTTATGTCAGACCTGCCTACGGTGGAGAAGTAAGGCTTACTAATACAGGGACTACTGATCAATTCGCTAGTCTACGCTCGAATGGTATTTACGTGCCATGGATAGACTTCAATGGTCAAATTCCAGGATCACATTTGTATATTAGGCCGGGATCAGGTGGAGAAGTGAGATTCACCAAGACCGGAACGACTGACCAATTTATTAATATTAGGGCAAATGATGGTGACTTCAATCAGATTTCCTATAATAAATGGGTGCAAAAATCTAGAGAAGAATGGAAAACAGGCATTCGTAAGTGGGAAGTGAATGCTTCTGAAGTTCTTATTAATGAAGTAGATATTTATGAATTCTATTATAAGAATGACCTAGACTACCTTACTAGAGGCTCGGTTATTGGTGATGGCTATAAAGTTCCTGATTTTTGGCTCTCAAAAAGCAAGAACGGAATAGACAACACTTCTGTAATCTGGACATTAGCAAAAGCATTACAGGAACAGATTAAAAGAAATAATGATTTAGAAAACAGATTAAAAATATTGGAGGATAAGTTAAATGGATAATAATAATCAACCACAACGTAACTTAGAAAAAGAAGTGGCATTACTACAACAACAACTCATGATGGCGGTATCGGATAAAGTGATGTTACAAGCAATGTTAGATGATGCTTTAGAAGAATTAGATCAAATTAAAAACGGTAATCAAGAAGTTGCAGGATAATCTGTAGCTTCTTTTTTATAAATAAAAAACAGGAGGTCATTCAAAATGACAGAAAAAATTCAAGAGTTTTACTTAGTAGAAAGAAATTCAAGTGGGTCAGAAAGTTGTTTAACACGCAATTATTCAAATGGATTTGTATCAGGCGCTACACCAAACACTGCTTTTAAGTTTAAAGAAGAGGAACAAGCGAAACAGTTCTGTAAGATGCAAAATATGTTAGCAAGTATTTTTGAAAATGGAACAAAAACTTTCTATGTAAAACAAGATGTTGAACGTACTAAGTATGATGAAAATGGGGAAGTAGTCGTAGAAGAAACGTTGTAATGAAGACGTAAACGTCATTAACTGTTACAGTATCAATCAGATTATATATTAGAACATACATTCCCTTATCATATTCTTTTGAATAGCGTATATTTAAAAGGAAAAGGAGGGAATTTTCATGTCAGAAGAAAAAAATTATAAAAACGTCTATGAGCACAGAGAATTAGAAAGAGAAGTGTTCTTCGCGAATTCTTTAGGAGTTCAAACGTCTCCTACAGATTTTGTAATAGAGTTTGAGACCAAAATGCCTAATAATATAATCAATCCAAAAAGTGTTATCTTGAATCCAATGATTGCGAAAGAATTATTATATTTATTACATGGTGCTGTAAAAATGTATGAAAATAACTTTGGTGAGATACCCGATTCTATTGAATTAAGAAATAAAGGTTTTGAAATAAAAGATGAAGGTAACAAGGATGACGGAGTATAAAAAAGTAGTTCCGTTCAATAAAAGTGCAAGTTATAAAAAATTAAATAGCAATAATGACAGAAAATGGGCTGCAACAAGTTCGAATGCATTGAGTTACGTGAATGTAGGTGAAAGAGAAATGTATGATGATTTTATAAGAAGGCCAGAATTTGAAGAACACAAAAAACATTTGGATTATAGATTTGACACACTAGAAGGAAAGATTAGTTCTTTTTCTTCTAATTTAGATAAACAATCTGAAAATTTAGCTAAAAATATAGAATTAAAAATTGATAACAATCTAAAAAATTTAAAAATAGAATTAAATGAACAGGCGAAGATTACAAGAAGATGGTTCGTTGGTACTATTGTTGCTATTGTAGGTGCTATTGTTGCCATTACAGGTCTAGCTGGTAGGCTTTTTGGTTTATATTAATTCTCAACCTCTATTCACACAAAGTGATTAGAGGTTTTATTATAAATAAATTTAAAAAGGAGTTGATTAAATGAATAGAATTGAAGATGTTACACCTGATGATTCAAAAATTTCACGACCACTATCGACACCTGAGAAGTTGACATGTGCATCAACCTTTACATTTGGGCTCTATTCATTAGCTAGGGCATCGTTCTGGATATTAGAATCTGATTCTGCAGTGAATGATAGTCCGTTATATGAAGCGCTCCACCAAGTTTTCCCTTTATGGACCTGGGGGGCAGTTATTATGTTCTTCAGCATATGTCTGATAGCGAGCTGTTTCTATATACCGCACCGACTGACAAGAAAGATTTATGATCTTCTAGTAATGATAGGCGGTATCGGACTATCATTTTTTTATTTCTTTTTAGCGGTTGCAGGAATAAATAATTCGATTAACTGGTTAACACCTACAGGCTTCTTGATACTTTCTGCAGGTCTAGGTGTAATTGGATTTATAGGTGGTGTTAGCTATTTTGGAAAACGATAGAGTCGAGTCTGTAAAGGATTTACAGATACTGCATGAGCGTGATAAACGTGAGATTTATCAGTATATTGATGAAGTTGATGACAAACACACAAATAACTATCACTTGCTCGACAAAGCGATAACGTTATTTAGCGAATCACAGAAACCACTTGTTAAATCGCTTACTAACATTGAAGGTCAGATGGTAACGTTAAATGATACGATGAGTGGATTTAAAGGTGAAGTTGATAAGTTAAAAGGTAAAGTAGATTCACATGAAGAATTTATCAGTAAACGTAAGAATGCGAACGACAAGATCATAGTTGCAATCATAAGTGCTTTCGCTACCATCGGCGGAAGTGCCCTTGCTTTTGCACAAATATTTTTTAAATAAAGGACGTGCCAAAATGGTACGTCTATTTTAATTGGAGGAATTTATAAATGAATAAAGAACTACAGTTAGCTTTGACACGTTTAGTCGTGCTATTAATTGCACTAATCAATTCTGCTCTAGCGCATTATGGAAAGCCATTAATTAAAAGTGATGAAACATTTATCTACCAAACATTAAGTGACTTATTTTTAATTGGATCTATTGCCTGGGGTTATTGGAGAAACAACAATATTACTCGCAATGCGCAACAAGCACAGGAATTTAAGAATGTATTAGATATAGAAAAAAACAACGAAAATATGGAGGAAAAATAATATGACAAACGTAGTTCAAAGTATAGTAAATGTAAACCCGGGTGCGATGAGACCTGTAGGAGTAGTAATTCATAATGATGCAGGGCCATTAACTGGCATTGGATATAAATCATTTTTAGCGAACCACCCGTTAGAAAACGGATTCGCACACTATTATGTATCAGAAGGTAGTATCTTACTAGCACAGTACACAGATAGAATTGCATGGCACACAGGTAACCAATGGGGGAATGCTAACTTAATCGGATTTGAAGTGTGTCAATCTATGAGTGCAAGCGATGCACAATTCCTGCGTAACGAAGAAGAAACGTTCAAGCTAGTTGCAGAAGTGATGAAGTCGTACAATATTCCGATTAACACACAGACTGTATGGCTACACAAAGAGTTATCGCCTACAGCATGCCCGCATAGATCATGGGAGTTACATGGTCGTTCAGTAGCGAGTGTTAAGAAGTATTTCGTTGAGCGTATTCAGTATTATGCCAATGGTGGAAAAGTACCTGCTAAGAAACCTACTGTACAAAAAGCACCTGCTAAGCAACCTGCTAAAGCTAAAGGGTGTAAACGTATCAAACCGTGGTCTAAGACACCTCACTACAAAGGAACGATTCAATATAACGCATCACTAAGACAGCGTGCAGGTAGTGATTTCAGTAACTACACATTCAACAAAGAGATTGGAACGCTTAAAAAAGGCGAGACTGTATATATCTTCGAAGAAATTCAAGATGCAGAAGGTAACATATGGTGCAGAACGTACTCACCTAGCAATAATGGTTGGGTGCATAAGGACACAATTAAATAACCTTGCTTTTAACAAATGACTAAGTTGCTATATCTAGGTCTTCTTATCAAACAATAGCAATTTATCCATTCTACATTATAAAATGAAATAGATAAATTGCTTGTTTTTAGCATGTTTTTATCTTATATTTAATATAAGATAAAGGAGGGATTAGTATGAATTTTGTTCATGGATTAACGCAAATATTAGTAAATCCGATACACCAGTCAGTGGTTGGAATGTCTAATGGAATTGCAAGTTCAGTACATGGAGTTTCTATAATTTCACGAAAATCAGCAATTAAGTCAGTTGACATTAGTACTAAAATTGCGGTTAATATCCATAAAAGTTCTGAAGATGCCTTGAAAAATGATTGGTTAAAAATTGCTAAAGATAATAAAAGAATTGGTAACGATATGCGAAAGGCTATTTTGAACTATGGAAAATAATCAGTCAGAAACGACAGACCTTAGAGATTTAAAAGATAATGAGGAAGTTGTAGAAGTATTAGATAAATTAGATCGATTAGATCCTGAAGAAAAAGAAACAGTTATAGCTACAATGGAAATGTACAGAGGTCCTATACCTCATCCTAATATTTTGGAAGGATACGAAAAGTTACATCCTGGTGCGGCAGAAAAAATAATAAATAATGGTGTTGGAGAGTCTGAGCATAGAAGAGAAATGGAGAATAAGATGTTGAAACAGCATTCTAAGGAATTTTCAACTAAATATTACCTAGCTTTCATTCTATGTATAATATTTTTATTAGCTAGTTTCTATTTGATTTTAGAAGGTCACGTAATCACAGGTAGTGTATTTGCAGGTACTTCTTTCTTAGTAACAATAGGGACTTTTTTAGGAAATAACAATACTGAACAAAATGGAAACAATAATGAAGAAGAAATAAAAAGAAGCACCTAATCAATGATTAGGTGCTTCTTTTTATTTGAAGAAAAAAGTATAATCCTATTGAGGTGGTTTGAATTGAAAAATAAATATATAATTATACTCTTTATCGTTATAGGAATATTTATATCATCATTAATTACTATTTATGCATTGAATATAATACAGCCTGGAAAAACTATAGAAGCAATTGCAATTCCTATAGCCTTTTTAAATATTTTTGCAACAGGATATGGTGCTTATTTAGGTGCTAAGATATCTGGAGAAAATGCTACTAGATTAATGAAGAAAGAGTTAATTATGTCGGATTTCAGAGAGCATAAAAAAGAAGATATGAGATTTCTAGAAAAGTTTAGTGAAATTATTAATGAATATAATTTAAATAGCGAGATTGATATATCAAATTTTTCTCAGCATATTATATCAACTTTAACTGCTAATATAGATCTTAGTAAAGTTAAAACTGATCTTGTTGATACTTCTCAAATCATAGGATATCCTACTGAATTATTTATTCAAGATTTCGGAAATTGTGGGACTTCTGCTGCAAGACTAAATAATAGATTAAACGAGGATATTAAAAATTATATAGAAATTGATTTGAAAAAAGATAAGGATAATTATCAAATTAATACACACGAAGTAACATTCCATGGTTTATGTGATGTATATCATTTGGGACATAGGACAGCAGAAATAAAAGTGACGGTTCATGAAAAATTGACTAAATTAGAAGATTATCCAAGTAAGTTTATAGAAGCGTTTAGTCATAAAATTGATATCGGAGAAATGATTAATTATATAATAGATCGAAACAAAGTTGAAATTAATAAATTCATAAAACAACTCAATAATAATAGATTAATTTTGAAGCAGTTAGAGTTTAAGAACGAAGAAGATTTAAGGCTATACATTTTAAATTACTATGTAATAGATTAAAAAGATTTATTCGTTATCTATAATCTTTTGATTATTTCGGTTAAATACCCGAATATTTTAAAATTCGGGTATTTAACCGAATGTTTGATTAAACAAGTAAATTGTCGTATAATTATATTACACGCAGCTTTATACAATACGCCGAAAAACACATGGGCTGGTCAACGTCGACTATGACCAATAAAACAGTTAGCTTGTCATTGAGTAACTTCTTTGACTAAAAGATATTGTATATTGCCTGCAGCTCAAAGCACCAAAAGTTCAGACACCTATAAATATAGGTGTTTTTTTATACTTAAAAGGCACCTTACTGATTATAGTAGGGTGCCTTTTGAATCATATTAATATAATATCCTTGTATTTATTATCTTACTTCGACAATAAAGTTAAACTTAAGTTGCATTTTCTTATGATCATAACATGTCCTGACTTGCACTTCTTGATTGAATTCATCTATTTTTTCAATGACACAATCAATTTCATGTAATTGATGATCATTGTGATAGATTATAGTACACGATGAAGGCATACATGAATAGTGATGTAACTTAACGTTGATTTCAATAACTTGTTCATCGCTTAATGCAGGCATATAAAAATAGTCTTGTGATTGTATTTGACGTTTTATGTCGTCATACTGTTGTGGCATAGTTGCGAATGGCGCCCATTTAATCATGCCGCGTCCTTTAGGTATGTTTCTTTCAAGATATTGTGAAGGAACATTTTTGTAATTAGTTTCTTCTATTAAGTGTTCTGGAACGGTAGGGTGGTCAACGTTTAAATTGTGGGCTTTCAC